AGCACTCAAGCAACCTAGCAAAAATCCGTTTGCCAAAATAAGCTCGTAACTAAATAGTGAAGTGTATGGGCTAATGGTCCAGAGAAACACACCCACCCAGAAACCGATGCAGAGAGGACAGTTGAATAACTCCCCAATCTTTCCGGACTCTTTGTTTGGTCTAATTTTGTTGAAAATTGAGCCGTAGACAATTATGAATGTCATTCCGTAAGAAGCTAGGATAAAATATAGTAGTTCAAGCATCAGTCTTCCGAGTTTTAGTATCCCGCGATGTACTGTCGCGTCCGGTGCGGGATTATGCTACCTTTCTCTGCTTCTTGCGGAATTTCCCCTAGTTCTGTTGAGTCTTCAACATCGGGCTCGGTTAATCTCTCTTCCTCTTTCTTCTCTACTGCCTTTTCATACGTAAACGAAGGTCGTTCTTCTTCTAGGAATTTACCTATAGCGAACACAGCCACTTCGTCAATATTAATTAACTTTGTGGGAGAACCAATGACTCCCTCCAGGGCGCCATATACATTCCCGCCTCTCACTGAATCTCTGGTGATTACTCCATTCTTCATAAGATAATCGAACAGTCTGCTCTGTGTCGCGTAAACATCGTCGCTCATCAGGGTCTTGGGGAAAGCAACAATTTTCATTTCTTCTGGCTGCACAACGATATCAACATCCGGGTGATCAGCGATCACAAGATGTCCGTTTAGCGTGCGCCGAATTTTCAAAGACATTTTCAGAGAAGATGGCTTTTCCGGCTCTTCAATTTGTATTTGAAGGCTTTCTGGCTCTTGTTTCTGATCTTTTATTTGAATTTCGATTGCCATTTATGATTGCACTTCCTTCACGAGCATTTGGATCTTCATTACTTCCCCAACAAGAACCTTGTCAACCGGCATCGTCTTGTAACTATCAATCTTTTCAAGAACAGCTTTGGTCTTGCTAACCATCCTCGTGTCGGCAGCGATCTCCTCAAGCGTAAGCGATTCTTCGATTACCTTGCGCAGTCTTCCGATCTCTTCATTCAGAAAGATCTTCAAGCCGGTGCCGTTATCTGAGAAAGACATAACAAACTGCGTAACTAATTCTTTTTGCTCTGGCAGTAATGATTTTCCATAAACGCTGTTAAAATTGTTGACAAACGTCTTATAGGTAAGATTATCAATAGCTACCATCTCTGGTTCTTTTTTTATACTTGCATCGATGATCATTTTTTCGATGAGCGCCTGCTCAAGTAGAACCTTGCTTTTGGGAGGTGTTCCCTTAGAAAAAATCTGTGCAATGCTTGCCAGACTCTTATATTCTGGAACGAAGTTGGTAAACACTGTCTTCGGAAGACGTTTATTCATATCGTCCAACAGGGAGGACTGTTCACCAAAGATCTTTTGTGGATCAAGCTGCGCGTGAGCCTCAACAATCCTATCAAGAAGTCGTCTTGCTGTATCGGAATTCAACCCTTTCGTTTCGTCCAAAGCATTAAACAGATCGAGTTCCTTGCGGAGCATGGTTCCCTTTTTGAAGTGCTCTTTACATAATGATAAAACGGTATTCTTGCCAGCAACGTTGTTGTCCACAACATTCTTCGTTAGCTCTCTAATCAAGAACTCATACAAAATAGCAGTATTGCGCTTTTTGTTGTGTTTTGACAATTTATTCTCCGACTTCGTCATCTGTTGTGCTCTCCACTACCAATTTCTTTCTCTTGGCAAACGTCTCACTAGAAATAGATGTTTCCAAATCACTCATGAGATCTTTAAGTTCGCTTTCTCTTCTGAAAAGTCGAGATTCTTCCAATTTATACCTATCTTTCCCAATTTTCACTTCTTCGTCTACGCGATCGGATTCATCATAGTAACTATCCTCATAGCTCTCAAAGATTCCATCGGCGATCGAAAACAAATCAGACGATCCCGCGAAGACGCTTCTTCTGCCGGCTCCTCGTGCTTCGTTACCAGATTTACTTAAATTGCTCCTTCTACGGGCACCCGCCTTTCTCCTGTCGCCACCCTTGTGTTTGCGAGGGGTGTACATTTTTCCCTTAGAAAGCGCAGTAGTTGTGGCGTGTCTATCTTCTCTCTTGCCTGGGGCGGCTAAAAGAGTCTCATCTTCGGCAGCATCCTCTGGGGCTGCTTCATCGCCTCCAAGATCTCCCTCTCCTCCCAGATCTTCGCCGCCGAGGTCGCCACCTTCGTCACCAAAGTCACCAAGTCCGCCACCACCTGCCCCCTCAAGAGCAGCAGTTTCAGATACCATGTCAAGCTCGGCTTCAAACTTTCTATCGTAGAACATTTCTCGCTGATTACGCAAGAATTCTTCATCCGTCAAGCCAAAGATATTAGCTGCAACCCATCGCTTGCTGAAGAATCCGTCCGTAGCAGCAGAGGCAACATCGAACTTCGTTCTCCAGTGCTCCAATTCCTGCAATTCAGCAATCTTCGATGGATTGTTTAGAGAAAGAGTGTGTGAGATTAGATCATCGCCTCTGAACCCGAGAGTGTAGAGATGAATAATGCCAATCTTCTCAAGCTCTGCGATCACTGAACGTTGCAGTCGCTGAATGGTTCTAGCAAATCGAATATCTTTCTGAGCTAGTGTTGCTTTGTCTTCGTCTGCGCCTTCACCGCGCGACAAATAGGACTGCGGGACCTTCAAAGCAGAAAAGAGTTTATCACGAAGATATTTAACGTCATCGATATCTCCGGTGTACGTTCCGCCGGGAAGGGATTCTACCTTCGTTGAGGTGTTGGGACCATGAGTCGGTAGGAAGTAATCTTCCTCGATGCTAAGCGGATTATACCGCAAGTCGACTCGTCCCGTACGATCATCGATAACCTGATTTCGCTTCATGGTCGTAATGACCTTCTGCATAAACTGTTCTACGTCTTCAGGAGCGATATTGCCAATGTCGATATAGAACACGCGACGTTCGGGAGAACGCACGATACGATATGCCATCATTGCGTCTTCTAGAAGAGTAAGTTGTCGCCAGATGCGACGGGCGGGTTCTAGAACGCTTGTTCCGTATGGAGCGTATTTATCGTTTCCAAGAATACGAAAATGACCAACCTGCCAGTTCTCGAAAGTCATCCCACCACTATTCCACTGAAACTGGACATAGTTTGGGTTTGTAACATCCTCACCCTCTAGGCGCTCGACTTCTTGTGCGGGAAGACCAATGACGTTCGTGATTCCGTCTTTGTCATCAATGTCCAAATATAGAAAGAAATCTCCGTACTTGCACATCGTTCTGCACCATCCGAACAGATTGAACTCAACGTTCATAACGTTGAAATACAAATTCTTCAGAACAGCCTTGATCTCCTCATTCGGACAATCGATCTTGAGCATTTCCTCAAGAGAGGTTGAGGTTGTCATTTCGTCGGCATAGATATCCATGCTAGAAGCAATCTCTGGTGAGTACTCCATTTGGTCAAAATCTATGTATCTCTCATTTCGATTTTGATTCGCCATCGCTTGAGATTGAAGTTGCTCAAACGGACTATATGTTGCTTTCTTGAACCCCTTGCCACTAGCAGACGTAAAATTCCATTTGTCAAGCCGACGACGCTTCTCTTGTCGATAAAGCTGCGTTCTACGTTGGACAATAGGACCAGAGAACAAGCGAGTCAGGTGCTTGAACAGATTATTCTCTTCGTTTCTGGGATTACGTTGTTTGCTAGCCATTTTTTATTAACCTTTATAGAGCCAAGAATACATCTTGTGTTCTTCTTTGATCTCTTTCATGTGATTATTGTCGAAATCTAATTTCTTGTTGTAGCCGATCATACCCGGTATAGCAGTGGAGATCCTAGTGTTAGATTGAACTATCGCGTTCAACATTGCCTTGCTATAGGCAACGTCTCTAGCTGATTTATGCAAAGCCGTATCTCGTACCCAGCATGCAATAGCGAGAGAAATCGTTAAATCGTCATTTCCCCCTCTTTGGGCTTCTGGTCTTCCATTGTTCCAGATAAATCGCTGCATTTCGTGAATCAATCTCGTTGAATTGACCTTAATAATATCGTTACGTAAGAACTCATCAAGCTTTGCGATGATAATCGGACGAGTCTTCAAAGAGGTTGTAAACCCAGGAACAACTCCAGACATATATTCTGCTTGCAATTGATCAACGTATTCGTGTGTAGACTTCACTGACCAGTATAGGTTAGGATACTCCGATTCTTTAAGCTTAGATAACACAGTGTGTCCCATAGTGGCGTTTTCAACGACCAAAAGAGCGTCACCGTATTCTCCACCAGTAGAACTCAGCATTCCAGCAAACATTTCTGGGGCGAGCTTGCCTTGATATTCTGCTACTTGTGTTAAGCGTTCTCCTAACTTCAAAACGTGAAAAGCACTATAATCTTCTCCGTCGCCACGGGCTACGTCAGCAGTTATCAAATAGTTAGCGCCGGGAATGTATGGTTCCCAAATCCAGTAGTTTCTATCCCACCCCGTTCTAAACAATGGTTCAGAACATCCTTTT